GTTGTGACAGTGACGCTGTCATCTCCGTTGATCAGGGCAACCCAGGTTTTCCCGACCCCATTGACGTGGAGCTTCATAAGCATGTTGATGAAGCTGTCACCGGTGCTAGTGTCGGGTTTTCCTGATTGCATTGTCCAGAGGACCTCATAGTGGGCCCGGTGTCGCGTCTCACCTTGGGAGACGCCCCGTTTCAACAGCTCTCTCACTTTCGAGTTGTACAAGTGATCGTACAGCTTGTCCAGTGCCCAGAATGCACCCTCACCGAGGTGAAGGTCGAAGCGTGACTGATCGTCTTCAACGAACGCGATGGCGTCGCCTGGGAGCATGGCTTCCTCAACCATGCGGATGGCCTTGGCGAGGGAGTTGCCAATCTGTTGGGCTGATTGACCGCTGGTGACAATGACTTGTTTCCCAGCTTTCATCTCGGCTTGTGTGAACTGTGTGGGTCCTGACTTCTTGAGGGTGTTGAGACCATGGGTGACGTGTGGGCCCGCTTCGACAACTTCAACAACAGTGGCCCCTTGGATCATCCTGGGGTCGCTAAATTGGTCGGCAACGGGCTTTGCGTCGGTGAGTAGCTTGACCTCGCGCTTGATAAAGGATGACGCCTTCTCGACGACAGGGAGTCCGTTCCTGCGTCGCCGTTTTGGCGTGTAATCTTCATTCCTTTCGGCCACACCTTGGTAGATCGTCCTTTTCCGACCAGAAAATTTTGCCAGCCAATCGTTCATGGGCATGGGTTTCCTAACCGGCTTAAGGATCGTCTTCATGTGTGCAAGCTCGGGGCCAAGTGCCTTCCAAGCAACAAGAACCTTCCGTGTCTCTTCGGGTGATTCATGCATCGGAAGAAGCTTTCCCACCCGACCTTCAAGCGAGATCACCTCATTGCAGCTGCACTGGCGGTAGACAGTTGGAATGCATGTGTCTATCCCCCAGAGTGTGCGAGTGCCAAAGGTGGCTTCACAAGTGTTGAGTGGTTCCCTGAGGAGCTTGTAGTCAGGGTTGAGCTTCTTCGTGCTCTTGGGCACAAACGCAGCCACGCACACACCAGCTCGAACGAGGGATCCGTCCTCAAGATCCTCGGAGTAGTGTGTTTGCGTGGCCAGCGCTCGCTGGGC